TCGGCGTTCGCCACCCTGATGGCGGCTGGTGCCATTCTGTTCGGCGTCATCCGTGGTGGCGTTGCCCTGTTCAAGATCGCCGGTCGCGTGTTCAGCGCTGCTGGGGCTTAACGGCAATTCGGGGGCTGATAGATGCGCGCGACTATTGGCCTTCGGCTGCTACTTGCTCTCACCCTTATGGGGTGGGGGCAATTTGTTTTGGCGGAGGATTATTATTGGTATTCGAATGCGGAATATATTATAGGCCAAAGGTTCGGCTCGCCCTCACAAGCCTGTCAAACTGCTGCTGAGAAACGTGGTCAGGTTCTACCTGGCCAATCTATGTCGAGCTCTGTTTCTAAAACTAATGAAACGAGATTTGAATGTACTATTTATGCAAATGGTCATTACTCCGACTATATACCTATCGTCCGAAATGGTGATTCCTGCTCAGGCGTTTACAACCCTGAAACTGGCGAATGCAGAATACCTAAAGACTGCTCCGCCACTTCTGGCAAGGAAGTCATCAAGGCGCAAACCTGCACCTTTGACCCCAAATTAAAAACCAACATCTGTGAAGACCAAATCGATGTTGATGGCTGCTTGTTTACTGCAGGCGGCAAGAAGAACTGCATCACCGATATTGCCACCGGCAAATACATCTGCTCCGGCTCCTTTTACGGCTCGGGCCAGGAAGCCGGCCAAGGCAGCGAGCCGTGCACAGGTGAAAGCTGCACAACGCCTCGCGATCCTGATGTACCGCCCGCCGACGAGCAGTGCGTGACCAATGGCGACATAACGATTTGCCACAAACCGCAAGAAGAAGGCTGCGGCTCCATCAATGGCAAAGAGGGCTGTTTTCAGGAAGAGCCCGGTTGCGGCTATTTCAATGGCACCTACCAGTGCCCTGGTGCGGATAAGCCCAATCGCAACTGTGGCAACTTCAACGGAAAACTCACCTGCTTTGATCCGAAAGACCCCACCAAGGTCATCCCCGAATCATCCTCTGATCACCCGAAAAACGGCGGCAACGCCGATGGTGATGACACCAACGATCCGCGCCCATCCGATAGCAGCGACTCCAACCCGCAAGGCTCTGACGAAGGCGCGACCAATGAAGCCCTGGAAGGCCTTGGCGACAAGCTGGGCGACAAACTCGACGAAGGCAACTCGCTGCTTGGCGACATTCTCGGCGCACTCGGTGACCTCAAAGACTCCTTACTCGGTGATGACTACGACGGTTCTGGCTCAGGCGAAGGTGACGGTATTGGTGATGAGGCGGGTGAGGCTGGCCAAGGCTTAGCTGATGCCTTTGGCAGTGCTATGGGCGATGCCCAAGCCGAGCGTGATGGCGCTGATGAGCAATCTTTGTTGGATATCTCTGACCTGGTTACTAATCCCGAAGTGGGGCCTTTTGCCGAAAACTCGGCGGCCTTTGGCGTCATCCACCTCATTGAAAGGGTTATTCCCAAGGCTCAGAACTGCGCCGTGGTCTCTGTTCCGTTAAGGCTGGATCGCTACTCCGCCGACCTGAAAATGGATGTCTGCGAACTCACACGGATCAAGCCGTTACTGGAGTGGGTTATCTACCTGGTAACCCTCATCGGCTTGTGGCGCATTGCCTACAGCACGTTGCGCCTCGAAAACGCCAAAGCAGATAAGGGTGGATTCTGATGAATTGGATTATTGGCTTTCTGAAAAAGCTATTCCCCAACTTCTTTAAAGGGCTGACCAAGTGGGTGGTTGGCTTTATTACGCCGCTGATTGCGCCATTCTTTTTGATGGTCAGCAATTTTTTCAGAAAGGTCGGGCTGTTCTTTCTGATCGTTGCGGCCCTGTTTCTGGCCATCAAAGTCTTTGCTGAGGCCATTGATGCCACCGTTGGCCGCTTGGTCGAAGAGACCTTGCCTGAGTGGGTGCTGATTGGCCGCATGTTGCTGCCATCCAACCTCAGCATGTGCATTTCCTTGCTGATCTTTGCCCGCCTCAAGTCACTCATCTTTATGTGGGTGCACCGCCTCACTGAGAAGTTCATTCACACCTAAGGAATGCCCATGGCTGTTTACATCGTCACCGGCAAACTGGGTGCTGGCAAAACCCTGCTGCTGATCTTAAAGATCCTCGACTACTTAAAAGCCGGTCGGCGTGTGGCCGTTAACGTCGATGTGAAAATGGACAAGCTGTGCAAGCGCGACAACAAATACTCGCGCCTGATTCGCCTGCCGGATCTGCCGTCTGCTGCGGATCTGATCGGCTTAGAGTTCGGCCACGATACCTACGATGAGGAAAAATTCGGCGGCATCTTTCTGGATGAGGCTGGGGTTTGGCTCAACTCCCGCGACTGGAACCAAGGTGGCCGCACCGACCTGCTCAAGTTCTTTCTGTTCTTGCGTAAGCGCCGCTGGGATCTGTGGTTGTGCGTGCAAAACGTCAACGTGATCGACAAGCAAATCCGCGAATCCATCGCTGAGCATGTGGTTTATATCAACCGCTGGGACAAGCTCAAGATCCCGTTCTTCCTGCGCATTCCAGGGCGCTTGCTCACCCTCGGCATGTGGAAGGGCAACCTGCCCAAGATGCACCAAGCCGTTGTGAAGTACGGGGCCAAATTCAACTCGCCCAAGGTTGAAGACTGGTTTTACCAGGGCAAAGAGTTTTACAGCTTTTACGACACCACCCAGGAATACAACAAGGACTACGACAAGGGTTCGTACTCCATGTTGCCGCCCGGCTATTGGCGTCGGCTGCTTCCGCCATCCCCTCGCACCATGGGTTTCTTTATGCGAACCAGCAAAATATTTTTCCGCCGAACACGGGTGATTAACGCCTTCTTCCTCGGCGGCTTTATCGCGCTCTGTATTTCGCTGCCGGGGCTTATGGCCATTGCCCTGGTCAACCAGCCCGTTGCCGATGCCGCTCAACCCACACCCGTACAGGTGCTTTCCAGCACGCCACTGGCTGATGAGTTCAGTGAGCTGCGCATCGCCTCTTATGGCCGTTTAGCCGGCACGGTTGTGTATGTCTTCGTTGATAAATCCGGTGCCCGGATTAGCACCGAGGATCTGCTCGTTCGCAACATCACCGTCAAGGATCGCGGCCCAAGAGAAGCGCTCTTGGTGCGTGATGCTGACTACCTCTCTGTCTACAGGTGACCCCATGACCACACGTGTGCACAACTGGTTTTGCCTCTACGTCATTACCTTGATTAGCCTGTTCCTGATGATGGCTCCGCCTGCGCAGTCGACTGAGCGTGTTGAGCTGTATGACGCCACCCTGCAAGACTTCGTTGAGTGGTCAGCTGTCCAGCTCAACAAGTCGGTGGTGGTGGGGTCGGATATTCGCTCGGCGCCGGTCTCCATCTTCGCCACCTACAGCAGCGATAAAGAGCTAGAGCAGCTGCTTGAAAGCGCCGTGCAGTCCTCGGGTTTTCACTTCTCATCCACGCCGACCACCATCCGCATCAGCGCGCAGCAGATCCCCCAGTCCCCGGAACTGGTCACTGAGGTTTTCCAGCTGCAGCACCTGCAGGCCGATTTTGCCGAACAGTCGGTGCGTGATGTGCTCACTTCACGCACCGACAACCAAGACTCCACGCCCAACCAGGTCATGGTCACGCCGTCACCGACTTCAAACGCCATCATCGTGACCGCCACCGCCAAGCAGCTGGAAGCCATCCGCCAAGTCATCGCGGAAATCGACCGGCCACGCCGGCAAGTGGAAATCACCGCCGTGATTGCTGAGCTGTCCGATGATGACTTCACCGCGCTCGGCCTCAACATCACCGGCCAAACCGAGCGCCTCGACCTTGCCGGGGCATCGTTGCGAGGCAGTGATAAATCAGACCTCGGGTTTAGCCTGACCTTTTCAGGCCCGACTATTTCGGCCTTCCTCCAGGCTATCAAAACCAGCGGTAGCAGCCGGCTTCTGTCCACGCCTCAGCTGCTCACCCTCAACCGAGAAGCCGCCTCCATCGTCGTCGGCCAGAACGTCCCGTTTATAACCGGCCAAACCACCAGCGGCTCAACGCCGGCCTCAGATCCCTTTCAAACCATCGTGCGCCAGGATGTCGGGGTTTCCCTTGAGGTCACGCCCTTTATCACCCCAGCCGATGCCATTGAATTGCAGGTCAACCAGTCCGCCTCCAGCGTTTCGGATGACAAGACCGCCGCCGACATCATCACCAACACGCGGCGGGTATTAACGCGGGTGCAGCTCAAGGATGGCCAGGGCGTGTTGTTGGGTGGCCTGCGCTCACAGCAAAACGACAAGTCCGTCGCCGCCATACCGATCCTGGGCGATATCCCTTACCTCGGGCGGATCTTCCGTTCGGAGTCAGAGCGGGTGCGCACCACCAACCTCGTTGTCCTGCTGACCGCCCGTATTCATCGCCTGGGGGACTCTGTGGTCGTGCCTGATGACATGAAGCCCTGGGTGGATTTGTCGCTCTGGCGGCCCGGCGAGGGTTTGCGCGCAGCGGGAGACCTCGCCGGGCGCGCCGAGAGCGCCCGGTGACGTCCCTGTAGCACGTCAGATAACAAGACAATAACTTCCGCATTACTCAGCAATAGGTAAAGCAATGGCAACGGTAAAAGATCACCAACGTTTAAATGCTCTGACGGCAGAGGATGACAAGCTTGGTCGTTTGTTTGTCGACCCTGGCAATTTCACTCTCACCGATCTTTCAGGCGTTCGCATTCTTCATTGTGGCGTTGATACCGTTCGCCAGCTTTACCGTGGGCTGATCCGCCCGGAAATCATGTGTCTGTTCGACAAGCCGGGGACCCTGGTTAATTTCGCGGGTCAGCGCTGGCATGCCGGTCGTGTAGGCAAAGACTCTGGCTACCAGTACAAGCTGCAAAACGCTGACCTGGGAATCATCCTGCTGGTGAAGAACTTCAACGCCAAGCAAGACAACATTGGGCCTCACCTGAAAATCGAAGTGTCACCCCATGCAATCGACAGCCTGTCACCTGAGCGCCTGCAGGAACACATGGACTACTACGCAGAACACGTTCTGACTCATGTTGAGCGCAACCAGTGTGCTGTTCACCTCGCGCTAGACCTCCAGGGCTGGACGCCTCCGGATGATCTGGTTGCCCGCATGCACTGCCGCTCACGTGCTGCCCGCGACATTTCCGGCATTAAGGAAATTCAATGGACGTTGGAGTCTGCGACCTACGGCAAGGGGCAATCTTTCCTGTTCGGCTCGGCTGGTAGCGTTCAGCTAGGCATCTACAACAAGACCCTACAGGCCCGCGCCACTGACAAGCTCGACTACTGGGAAGGTGTGTGGAAGCGCCGCGACAGCTTCGACGACCAAGACCCAGACAATTACGATCCTGAGCAACCTGTATGGCGTGTAGAGCTGCGCTACCACCATTCTGTTATCCAGCAGTTTGCTTGTGGCTCTGTGGATCTGCACACCGGCCAAGCCATCGACAGCAACAGCTATGCAGCCTTTGCACCGCATCTAGACGGCCTTTGGCGCTATGGCTTGCGCCAATTCAAGCTACTGGCTCGCCCTGGCTACTTTGAGCCTATCTGGACACTCATTCGTGATGACGTGCGCGTAGACCTTCCTGTTGATTCCCTGGTTGATACCACTGAGTACAAACGGCAATACAAGACCTCGCGGGGCTTCTCCGGCAAGAACGTGGAACTCTTCCTGGGAAACTTCGTAAGCCTGCTGGCACGGGAGCGAGTGGGCGCTAGAAAAGCATTTTATCGGCTCAAGGATTGGGAATGCTGGCCAGTGATCCGCGACCACTATGCCGCCAAAGGCATGGATGAGGACGGGCTGTATAAGCACATCAAAGGCATCCTTGAGGAACGCCATGTTCGTTGGGGTAGGGCTATCTAATGGCTATTGAGCAACTTGCTGACGGGCGCTGGAAAGTCGATGTAGAGCCGATCAAGGGCAAGCGCTTTCGTAAAGCCTTCAAGACTAAGGGCGAAGCATCACGCTTTGAAGCCACCTGCAGAGCCAAGGTGATAGAAACGCCGGATTGGGCACCCAAGCCAAAAGATCGCCGTAAACTCTCTGAACTGGCCCAGCGTTACTACGATCTGCACGGACACACCCTGGCGGATTCGGTGAGGCTCAAACAGGTTTTGGAAAAGCTGGTGCGCGAGCTGGGTGATCCTATAGCGATCAAGTTCACGGCTGATCAGTTCTGCAAGCTTCGTGGTCAGCACCTTGCAGACGGTATCCACGGCAAAACCCTGAACAACCGCCTTGGCTACCTCAAATCACTGTTCAATGAGCTGCATCGCCTGGGCGATATTGATTACCCGAACCCCTTGGCCAAGGTTCGACCGCTACGCCTGCAGGAACGGCCGCTATCGTTCCTTTCCCATGCCCAGGTAACCGAGCTGCTGCAGACATTCGACACTTACCCTAACTGTGAACACTTGGCGCTTATCGCTCGCGTCTGTCTCGCTACCGGTGCGCGTTGGGGTGAGGCTCAAGGGCTTGTGTCTTCGCGGGTTAAGAACGGTGCTGTGACCTTTGCTAATACCAAGTCTCGGCGGACTCGGAGCATTCCAGTTCATCCGGCGCTGGAGCGGGCGTTACTCGACTACTTCAAAAAATACGGTCCGTTCCCGAACTGTATGCGTCATTTCAGCCGTGTTCTGGAGTCAACATCTATCAAGCTACCTGCAGGGCAGGCCACGCATGTACTTCGCCACACCTTTGCCAGTCACTTCGTTATTTCTGGCGGTAACATCCTGACCTTGCAAAAGGTGCTTGGGCACTCGTCTGTAAACATGACCATGCGCTATGCGCACTTGTCGCCGGATCACCTGCAGGATGCTCTTCGGCTAAACCCAATAGTCGACACTTTTTCGACACTGCCTCAGCCCAGAAACTAA